AACAAACTCACGCGCCTCGCTTACGCGCATGCCGTTGAACACAGGTGCAATGGTCACACTCGATCCACCACGACGTGCGTTAGGATCCACTGAGGAGGCATAGGAGTTGTATGAATTGAGCGCCGAGGTCATCACACTGGTATTATGGCCAAGACGCATCGCCGTGCCGCGCGACCAGACTTCCTCGCCGCCAAGTAGCACAGCATGACGCGCGCCCTGACCGGGCACCGCGCCTCCGGTGTGCATACTGACTCCACCGCCTGCGTTCGTCGGGACTCCACTAAATCCACCGCCACTGCCCCAGCCGGTTCCAAAATTGATACTGCCACCGCTCCAGCCTACCCCTCCACCTGAAGGTCGAGCGGGTGATAGCGTTCCAGCCCCGATGCTCGGTGCTCCGGAGGTTGTAGCACCACCACTCAGCGCACCACCGAGAAGATTACCGAGGCCCGCAGCAATCGCTCGATTGATGATAGCGCGGAGGCAATAATTGATGTAGTAGTTGAGCATGTCCGCGAGGATGCTCTTGAATGTTTCCTTGAGTTCCTCAAGCAGACTCTTCGTCTTGTCCTTCCAGCTCGCTGTGCTGAACAGCATATCGACGAAGGCTTTGGAGGCTGCTTGCGTGGTCGCATCCCACATGCCCATCATCGACGCGCCAAGCTTCGTCGTCCAATCGTGAGTGCGCTGGTATTCCACACGTCGAAGCGTTTCACCACGCTTGAAGTCAGCGATGATGCCGTCGATCGCTTGCTTATGCTCCTTTTCCATCTCTTCGTAAAGGAACCCGACGCGATCGGTGGTATCGGCGACTGCCTCGAATCGTTCGGTTTCAGCAGCGATAGCCGCGTCCCGCTTGGCAGCCTCAATCTGTTCAGTAAGACGAAACAAGTCCGCCTCCGAGGCACCACGCTTTTCGGCAAGCTCACGCTCAAACTCGAGTTGCTTGATACCTTCGTCTCTACCACGAGCGCGCATCGCGGACTGAAGTTCGTCTCGGTGTTCAGCACCTGTTAGAATTTCGTCCTCGACTTTTGCAGCCGCTCCCAACACTTCTGCCCTTGACGCAGCGATGTCAGCCAGCAGAGCCTGCTCGTCCGTCAGCTCCTTCAAACGTTCAAAGGCACGGTCCGCCGCATCAGCCTGCTCATTCAACGCCGAGGCGACGTCAATCACTACCGAACTTGTTTGACGAGCAGCCTCGCGAAATGTCGCATACTCAATTGATGCTGTTTGCCCGAGCGCAGACAACTTCTCAAGATACGCTGTGAAGACATCTGTGAACTCCTGAGTTTCAGCTTTGGTGAGCTTCGTGGCCCCACCCATGTCGCTGAGCACCTTCAGATAGTCCACTGCCTTCTTGCGAACATCGTCACCGGCAATTCGCGCTCCAAGATCCTTGAGTTGCTTGACCTGTTCCTCGATGGCAGCCGCAGCCCTCTGCGATTCTTCTGTGAGTTTCAGCTCATCAGCAATCGCCTTTTCCTTACCAGCTTCCTGCCTCTTGCGTTCAGCACCGAGTTTCTTCTCAGCTTCAAGCCGCTGAGCCGCTGCTTCCGCACCTTTCCTCCACGCGGCGACTTCAGCCACTCCAATTGCGGTGCTAACGTCTCTCTGTTTGAGCTGTTCCCCGCGTAATCCAGCGGAGTACGCAGCAAGCAACCGAACCGCTTCAGCCGCGCTCTTCGCCTGAATCCCTGTCTTCGCAAACAGAAGATCAATGTTCTTAACCGCGTTGTTCCACTCGTTGTCTGCGTCCCTCACAGCCGCACGGTGTTGATTCAACAGATCATTGAGCAGACTGATGTTATAGATGATCGCTCCAAGCGCGAAGGCAGCGATGGCTACACCAAGACCAGTCCAAGCGATAGCAGCTCCACCGGCAGCGACTTTAACACCGAACAGTGCAGTAGCGAGTTTAGGAGCCAACACGTAAAAGGCTTGCGCCCCTCGCACCACTCCTGCGATGCTGTTCGCCATACCACCGAGGATAAACACGGCTGGGCCAATCGCCGCCAGCATTCCAATGAACCCTAACGTAGCTCCCTTCACGGGTCCTGGTAGTGCAGAGAACCCGCGCGCGACACTCGTTACAGCGTCACCCATGCTCAGTAACACGGGCATCACCTGCTCACCAAGCTTCAACAACTCAGTGCCGAGTGGCTCTAATGCTAGAGTAGCCTGATTACGAAGTCGCTTCAGTCCCTCTGCAAATCCTTCGGTATCACGCGTGGCGTTTGCGATCGTGTCTCTGCTACCAGCGAGTTCCCTCGTTAAGTCACCAACCGACAACGCTCCACGACTGATGGCATCTGCCACCACGAGACCTTGACGCCCGAAGATCTGTAAGGAAAGTTTTGTGGCTTCTGCTCCAGGACCAAGATCGTGGATTTCCTTAACTGTTTGAATCAAACCCTCACGAAGAGGGATGTTCGCTTCAGCGAACTTCTTCGCCGCGATGCGCAACGCTCCGAGGATCTGTTCAGAGTTGAGCCCCGCTTTGGACCACTGCCCCATGAGTGTGGCCGATTCTTCAAAAGAAAGGCCATACTGCTTGAGGATGGGCATGAAGTCAACGACCTTGCTCATAAGGTCGGTGACGCCGATGCCGGTGCTTTGATGCACCCGGAACAGGAAGTCTAGTGCTTCACTTTGCTTGTCTGTCTCGATCTGCCAAGCGTTGAACAGACGGATTGAACCGTCGATGTTGGCATTGAGGTCGGTCTTGGTGATGCGAGCGAGGTCGAGTTCTTGCTTGGTAAGGTCTTCGAGACCTTTACCAGTTAGACCAGTGCGCTGGTGAATGGCGGATAGCGCATCCGCGACGGTTTGAGCGTTATCTGGAACCGTCTTAAAGACGTTTTCAAAGGAGTTCTGTAGACCGGCGAGTTCCTTACCCGTCTTCCCCGTGTTAATGCGAATAGTGTCAAACGCATCGTCGATGGTTTGACCAGCGTGGAGTGCAGCCGCGCCCATCGCAATGATAGGCGCCGTCAACCCGATGGTTAGGCCAGTACCTAGAGACTTGAGTCGACCTCCCCATTCTTTAAGGTCCTTCTCTAGCTCTTTCTTGGCTTCGGCGAACTCCTTCGGGAGCTGGCTCGCATCAAGGCTAAGCAGAACAAACGCCGTACCGAGCTTACCGAGTTGTCCTTCAGCTGCCACTGGTCATCCCATCTCTTTGTTAAGGTCGTCGAATTCTTGCTGCCTCTCCTCGAGTTCCTTACCCGTAAGCTGACGAACCGGTGTGGTAAGCACCGTCAAAGATGGAATACGCTTTGCACGGGATAAACTCGCAGCCCACCAACCAATTTCAACGAGGTCCTTGTGGTGTTCTTGCCTCCTCTTTATAAACGCCCACTGACGACGCTCAAATTCTGCAGGCGTTAAATCCCAGAACTCCTCTTCAGCTATTCCGCAGAGGACGGCTGAATCGGCGAGGTCGTCCCAATCGATTCGTTTGCTGTCTCTGCTGGAGGAGGGTCCTTTGGGATCTCCTCACGTTCTTTCGTGGGAAACGCGCTATGCCACGCCTCCATGATAGCCTTGAGTGGTTCGCTACCCTCTTGAAAGAACTCCATAACACCACCAGGATACTCATCGATGATGTCACCAACGTCCTCAATTGTTCGCGGTGTCGTGTTCTTCCGCTGCTTTGTTCGGGCTCCTTCAAGCCCCGCCCACAGGATTTCCTGAAGGAGCCCGACTGTTACACGGCCCGGTGACATGAGAGTCAAGCCAATCATCGGAATAGAATGGCCTGACAACTTCTCCAGTTCACGTAGTGCATTCATTGTGAACTGAATCTCATACACTGGACCTTGTTCCTTGATGCTGAACGACTTCAAAATCGGCATGGGTGCCTCCCACTCCTAAGTGATTGTTACGACCACGCTCCGTTGACGTCGAACTCCGCGCTAAACACCGAGGCATCCTGGTCAGGCGCCGCGAGATTCAAGCTCGAACACACACATGAAGCCGTTTCCAATGTGGCTCCCAATTCCCGACGCCGAATGCGAACATACGTTCCGTTGCGCATTGCGTTCTTGAGCATCGCCACACCCGACGCGGTTGGGATGTAGAGGTGCTCCAATGAAAGCGTCGAGGAGTAACGCCCCGGATTGACGAACCGCTTCCGGTCCGCTTTTGAGGACATGTCCACGCTGGCCGTCTGCTCGCCGAACGTCGCACCACGCTGCGATCCGATCGTTTCGTAGTTCCCCGAGTCAGCCGGGTGCTCGACTTGAATCAGGATGTCAGTCCCGTTCACTTCACCGTTTGGTCCCTGCGGCATTTCGTCTCCTCCTCTAGTAGTCCCTGATGAGCGTGAGTTCTGCGGTCACAAAACGACCGTAGACTTGATCGTCCGTTGGTGCGTCTACTGGCCCGGCTGCTTTCGCGATCAAGCTTCCATATCCGGACACCGTGATCGGATTTCGGTGGATGGCTTCTCTTACCAGCCGCGCCACTTCGTCAACGAGTTCAGGGTCTCCGGTGGCATCCCCGTAGATGCCAATGTCATTGAGAATGCGACGACCAGTGGTGGTCTTTGTGTCCCACGGGTCATCTGCGAATGGTTCACGTATGACCACGAACGGCATGCTCGCATCTTCCGGAACAGGTGTTCGCGTGAAGATAGCAGGGTAGTCGTCATACGTAGAGATGCGATTGACGATACCTGATACAGTGACGAGTCGCTCGTAGTAGCCGTCCTTCAGAGCTCTCATCGTTCACCCACCAAGATGCGTCGCACTTGTTCAAGACTCTTATGCAGTCCTGGCGCCAAGAATGGTCTTGGAGCTTGATCGTAGATTCGACCGAGCGAGTCACGACCTACGAACCCCTTTTCCAATCGTCGCGCATAATCAACGTTCGTCCCAACTGCCCCAATGACCTCGGTGTCCGTTCGAACCACCTCATCCGTGATGCTATTGAACAGCCGCGCCGTTACCTTCTTCGGTGGCTCACCGGGAGCTGACGGATCCTTGCCCGTGATGTTGCCACGATTGATGAGGCGCTTCACATTACCGATGACGACTTGCGTCGCTAGCCGCATTCGGCGTTCTTGAATGTCAAGCACCTTCTTAATGATGAGCTTGTCGTGCCACTCCTTGACAGGCATTAGGAACCCTTCTGCGTGAGCTCAACCAATACCTTCACGTGGTGATCCTTTGAAGGATCAATCCTACCTGTAACACGAAACGTTAAGCCCGCCCACCTAGAACCGTAACTATCCGTAGATGGGACGATGAGATCACCTCTCTTGATGTCTTGCGTTGGTTCAAGGTACACTGAGTGCGTGGCCTTTGTTTGAAGTTGCTCCGCAAACCGAAGTTCGTTCGCGGTAAGGCTGGAAATGCGCAGCGACACGCCCGCGTATGTTGTGGTCGGCACGTCCGTGAACCGACCCGGCCCGGCGTGCGCCTGCACGCTACGCCGAATGTCCGCACGGTGAATAAGCAGATGCGTGACTCGCGACATTACATCACTCGAATCCAGCGACGAAGTGCTTGCGCCGTCTTCAATGAAAGACCAGATCCATCCTTGTCCAGGTACGGGCTGGCCGAGCGCTGCTCAGACCAATCACCAATGGATTCGGACGTGACCGTGGCATCACGCTGCTCGGAGAAGTAACGGTCCTTGATCTCGTGAATAGCGATGCGCTCAAGGTCCGCCGGCATCAACGCGTTTCCACGAACCTTAGCGGAAATGAGCAAGTCTACCTGCTCATTCGGAATCTCCTCGAGGACCGTGATCCCTGAAGCCGATCGTTCAATTACGGTGTAGCGACGATTGTAAGCCGCGCTCGTGAATCCCTCAATGTTCAGTAGCTCACCTGAGAGCAAGATAGGAAACTTGTCCAGAGCTGAATCCACCATTGCCAACAGGTGCGACCCGATGCCGGAGCACTGCACCATGAGCAGCTCATCGTCGGGCATGAGGTAGCCGCCCACGTAATCCACAGCGTAATCGTGGCGACCGGGCATGCTCACGCGCTCGACGTGGAGCCACGAATCGTAAACCTGTGAGCTCGCCCACGACCCAGGATTGTAAAGGAACCCTGCTTCTGGGTTGGAGATGTAGTAACCAGACGGTGAGATCGCATCGTCCAGGTACCGCACCTCGTCAACCTGAAGCAAGGGTGTTCG